CATTGGACGTAAAAAAGTAGAGATAACCGAATAAATAAACATGAGACCTTTCGTGCGGTCTCTACGAAAGTCGGAACACCACATAAACTGTTACGGTTTTTACTGTAGCAGTTTTTTTATGTCTTGATTAAATAATGCTGGATGCCTTCGGGGTCCAACCAAATACATTCTCGCTTAAATATAGGAGACACGCAATGACAAATACTTGGGATATCTATCTGCCACACGCTGTAGGTCTGAGTGATATGTTCCATCGACTAGATTCGCTGACTAGTCATAATAAGAACTATCCTCCGTATAACCTAATCAAACATGACTCCAGTAATTACGAAATTCAAATTGCTCTCGCAGGATTTAAAAGAGAGGAGATTGAAGTATCTACTGAATCAAACCTTCTCCGAGTTGCCACAAAAACTGCAGGAACAGATCCTGAAGTTGAGTATCTCCACAAAGGAGTTTCGCGCAGATCATTTACAGAATCTTGGCAACTCGCTGACGATGTTAGAGTTGTGGACGTAGCATTTGATGATGGTCTGTTGATCATTAGTTTAGAGAAAATTATTCCAGACCACATGAAGCGAACCACATACGAAGTCAAATAAATATCTGTCACAGGGGGGCGTTGCCCCCCTTCGCATTTTGTGTTATAATTATAGAAACCAATTGGATACCTATGGCTGAACAAATTATTGTTTTTAAGAATGGTGAGCGAGTCATCACTGAACTGAAGGAAGTGTTTGAAGGAGAAGGTGATGACCGTCGTGGAGTCTGTCTCCTTATGAGTCACCCTTATATTCTGGAACTTGTCAATGCTGATGGCAGCGCCGACCGCCATGACCTGCAAGTCAAGTTTAGTAAGTGGTGCCCTTACTCTGTTGATTTTGAGTTCCGAGTTCCTTACGATACTGTTCTTGCTATCGGAGAACCTGATCAAGGTCTTGCTCAAGCATACCGTGGTAAAGTTCAGGTAATCACTGCGACTGAACCTGAACCTGATCAAGTTCCTGAGTGGACAGAAGGAGTAACTAATCCTAACATGGAAGCACAAGCAGCAGACATTGCTGCTGCTACTCAAGGATATACTATGGAAGGAAACGGAGCACCCGTAGATACTTCTGTTCCAACAGTATGATCAAACTCCTCAAGTTTGACGGGCACTGGCTCGTAGCAGAGGTTGAAGAGATTCCTGGCACTGAGTTGGGTGACCCTGATTGTGTGCTAAAATATGCCTGTGAGGTAAACGAGGATGGGGCAGTGCCCTTTCCTCCTTACAGTGACGACACCGAGCTAGTTGTGCGTTCAGAAAACATCACTATTCTTTCTGAACCATCTGCTATGTTCTCGGCACTATACTATGACTTGAAAGGCAAACGAGAGGAATGAAGTTTTACACCAGTGTTCAGCAAGCAGGTAACAGTATCCAAGTTCGTGGATATCAGAATGGAGTTCAGTTCAGTGACAAGGTAAAGTTCAACCCTACGCTGTATCTTCCTACACCACAACCTTCACGCTGGAAGACTCTGGATGGTAAGAACGTTCGCCCTGTGCAGCAGGGAACCATTCGTGATGCAAAGCAGTTCGTTGAAGAACATCGTGACATTCCTGACTTTGAAATTTGTGGTCAGACTCGCTATCTGAATCAGTATATTGCTGAAGAGTATTCTGCTGATCAGATCGAGTTTGACTCTAGTCAGATTCGTGTGTTCACTCTTGACATCGAGACTGCTGCTGAGAACGGTTTCCCTGACATCGAGACAGCAGACCAAGAGATTCTGCTTATCTCCCTCAAGGACAGTCACACAGGACGCATCCAGGTGTTCGGACGCTATGCGTTTGATAACACTCATGACGATGTGGATTACATGCACTTCAGCACTGAGGTTGGCATGTTACAGGCATTCATCCATTATTGGATGAGCAACTATCCTGATGTGATCACTGGATGGAACGTCCAGTTGTTTGATATGACATACATCAGTAAGCGTATTGAGCGTGTTCTAGGTGAGCGTGATGCAAAGTTGCTGTCGCCATGGAAGTCTACGTATTGTCGTGACATTTGGATCAAAGGTCGTAAGCAGATTGCATATGATATATCTGGTGTTGCTACATTAGACTATCTTGAATTGTATCGTAAGTTCACGTATACAAACCAAGCATCATATCGTCTGGATCATATTGCTAGTGTAGAACTTGGCACTAAGAAACTTGATCATAGTGAGTTTGATACATTCAAAGAGTTCTACACTAAAGACTGGCACAAGTTTGTAGAATACAACATCATTGACGTTCGCCTGGTTGACCAGTTGGATGACAAGATGAAGTTGCTAGAACTTGCCTTCACCATGGCATACGATGCTAAGGTAAACTTTGAGGATGTATTTTCTCAGGTTCGTATGTGGGATAACTATATCTACGTTGAACTAATGAAGCGTAAGATTGCTATCCCATCAAAGAAGGAAGCACGTAAAGATGCAAAATATGCTGGAGCGTATGTTAAGGAACCTAAGGCAGGATTTTATGACTGGGTTGTCAGCTTTGACCTTAATAGTCTATACCCTCATCTTATCATGCAGTATAACCTCTCACCAGAGACCCTGCTCCCAAGACGCCACCCTACAGCAACTGTTGATAAGTTGCTTGAGAAAGAGATAGACACATCAGATCTTACTGATTGTCTTGCTGCCAATGGGACTCTATACAAGAATGATGAGCAGGGATTCCTACCCATGATGATGCAGAAGATGTATGATGAGCGAGTCATCTTCAAGAAGAGAATGCTCAAAGCAAAGCAACAGTATGAAGAGACTCCTACTATTGAACTGAAGAAAGAGATCGCCCGCTGTAACAATATTCAGATGGCAAAGAAGATTTCTCTCAACTCTGCTTATGGTGCTATCGGTAACGAACACTTCCGATACTTTCGACTGGAAATCGCTGAGGCAATCACGTTGTCTGGTCAACTCTCGATCCGTTGGATTGAGAACAAGATGAATGAGAAACTAAACAAGATTCTAAAGACTAACAATGTTGATTACGTTATTGCTTCTGACACTGACTCTATCTATCTTAACCTGGGTCCTCTGGTTGAAACTGTATACGCCGACAGAGAGAAGACTGATGAAGGAATTGTCGGGTTCCTTGACAAGGTGTGTCAGATGGAACTTGAAAAGTATATTGAAAGTTCTTACCAAGAGCTCGCCACATATATGAATGCATATAAGCAGAAGATGGTTATGAAGCGAGAGAACATCGCTAACCGTGGCATCTGGACTGCAAAGAAGCGTTACATCTTGAACGTATGGAACAGTGAGGGTGTGCAATACAAAGAACCCAAGATGAAGATCATGGGACTTGAGACTGCTCGCTCATCTACACCACAATACTATCGCGATAAACTATTTGAGGCATTCAAGATCATTCTAACCAAAACAAATGGTGACTTGATTGATTACATTGAATTCGTCAAGCAAGATACTCGTAAACAAGACTATGCAAACATTGCCTTCCCTCGTGGATGTAATGGCATGACCAAGTATAAAGACAATCATGACATCTACAAGAAAGGCACCCCAATCCATGTGAGAGGATCCTTACTTTACAATTGGCATGTTCGTAAGAACAAGATAACTAATAAGTATCCCATCATTCAGGAGGGGGAGAAGATCAAGTTTATTTACTTGAAGTCTCCCAACCCACTTCAAGAGAACTGTGTCTCTTTCTTTAGTGACATTCCTAAAGAGTTCAATGTTGACAAATACATTGACTATCAAAAGCAATTTGAGAAGTCCTTCTTAGAACCTCTCAAGAATGTGCTAGAATGTGTAGGTTGGAATCATGAGAAGAAAGTTTCTCTACTAAGTTTTTTGTGAATTAATTATGGGATTTTTAGACAGTGTAGTCAAGGACAGCAAGAATGAGTTTGCTAGTTTTGCTAGTGAGGGGATCGCTGCTGGTGATGTTGAATCTTTCGTTGATACTGGTAGTTATATCTTTAACGCCTTGGTGTCTGGTTCGATTTACGGAGGTATTCCTTCCAACAAGATTACTGCCTTGGCAGGAGAGAGCGGCACGGGCAAGACTTTCTTTTGCCTCAGTGTGGTTCGTAACTTCCTTGATATTGATCCAGATGCTGGAGTCATTTATTTTGAAACTGAGTCTGCCATTAGTAAGCAGATGATTGAGAGTCGTAGCATCGACTCCAAGCGTATGGTCATCATGCCCATCAATACGATCGAAGAGTTCCGAACTACAGCAGTTCGCATCATCGACAAATACATGGAACAACCTAAAGAAGATCGCAAACCCCTGATGTTTGTGCTAGACTCTCTTGGTATGCTTGCCACCAACAAAGAGGTTCAGGATGCTACAGACGACAAGCAAGTTCGTGACATGACAAAATCACAATTGATTAAGTCATGCTTCCGCATCTTGACATTGAAGATGGGCAAGGCTAATATACCAATGATCGTTACCAATCACACCTATGATGTCATCGGCTCTTATGTCCCTACAAAAGAAATGGGAGGAGGCAGTGGACTCAAGTATTCTGCTAGCACAATCATATATCTCGGAAAGAAAAAAGAAAAAGATGGAACGACTCTCATCGGAAATATTATCAAATGCGAGGCTAAGAAGTCTCGTCTGACCCGTGAGGGGTCTAAGGTAGAGACCAGATTATTTTTTGACCATCGCGGGTTGGAAAAGTATTTTGGTCTGCTAGAATTGGGAGAGCGAGCAGGTCTGTGGGCAAACCGCGCTGGTCGTTATGAAATTGCTGGTAAGAAAATTTATGCCAAACAGATCCTTGCTAGTCCAGAAGAGTATTTCACTCCTGAAATCTTAGATGCATTAGACGCCCAAGCACAAAAAGAATTTCTATATGGAGCATCAGATGACGACAGAGAAGATTGAACTTACTATACTTAGAAACCTCATCCATAGTGAAGAGTTCTATCGCAAAGTAGTTCCTTTTTTAAAGTCAGAATACTTTGAAGACATTGCTGAGAAAGTCGTCTACGAAGAGATTGACGACTTCTCTGGTAAGTATGATAAGATGCCTACATCAGAAGTTCTTATTATCCAATTACAAAACAGAAATGATCTTACTGAAGAGACTTATCAGAATGCTGTTGAGAAAATCAAAGCGTTTACTGATGAGTATGTTGACACGTCGTGGCTTACAGACGCGACAGAGAAGTGGTGTCAAGACCGTGCAATCTACAACGCACTACTGCTATCGATCAAAGTCGCAGATGGAGGCGATCAGAAACTCTCGAAAGATTCAATCCCTGGGATACTCCAAGAAGCCTTGGCTGTATCGTTCGACGAAAACGTAGGACACGATTACGTTGACAATGCAACTGATCGCTATGACTTTTATCACAAAGATGAAGAGAAGATTCCGTTCGATCTTGAGAAGTTTAATACCATCACCAAAGGTGGTCTACCCAATAAGACGCTTAATATTGCTCTCGCTGGCACTGGCGTTGGGAAGTCTTTATTTATGTGTCATTGCGCCGCTGCTGCTCTTACCCAAGGTAAGAACGTTCTTTATGTCACCTGTGAGATGTCTGAGGAGAAGATTGCAGAAAGAATTGACGCTAATCTCCTCAATGTCAACATACGGGACATCGCTGCACTACCAGAGCAGATATTCACTTCGCGAGTATCTGAGATTGGAAGAAAGACGCAAGGCAAACTTATCATCAAAGAATACCCTACCGCTTCTGCACATGTTGGTCACTTTAAGTCGCTCCTCAATGAACTCTCATTGAAGAAGTCTTTCAAACCTGAAATTATTTTCATTGACTATCTAAATATTTGTGCGAGTTCAAGATACAAGGGTCACATTGTAAACTCCTATACGTATGTCAAGGCGATTGCTGAAGAACTTCGTGGACTTGCATGTGAGCATGATGTCCCCATCATTTCTGCAACACAGACAACTCGTTCTGGTTACGGTAACTCCGACGTTGAAATTACCGACACTTCTGAGTCCTTTGGTCTCCCTGCTACTGCTGATTTAATGTTCGCTCTCATATCGAATGAAGAGTTAGAGCAGTCAGGTCGTATCATGGTGAAGCAACTTAAGAACCGCTACAATGATATGACAACCTTCCGTAAGTTCACGGTGGGAATTGACAGATCTAAAATGAAGCTGTATAATGTTCAAGAGGAGTCATCAGTAGATACTCTTATTGATCAAGACGATCCGACTGAATCATTTGATAACATTTCAGGTCGTCAAAA